ATTAACGACCTTGTGCAAAAAATGGAGAAGTCTGATGACTGAGTTTGACGTAGCGGCAGTAGACCTGTCTGGAATTTTGAACACCACTGCGGAGCAAAAAGCCAAGCAGTTGCCTGACCCCAAAAGGTTCATGATGTTGTGTGTTGTTCCCGAAGCAATGGAAGAGTATCACGACAGTGAAGTGGGGTTGATTAAAGACTCCAAGACAATGCACTATGAGGAAGTACTCACTCCGATCTTATTTGTTGTAAAGCTTGGCCCCGACTGCTACCAAGACCCTACCCGGTTCCCCAGTGGACCGTCGTGCAAGGAAGGTGATTTTGTCATCGTCCGACCCAATTCAGGCACCCGCCTGAAGATTCATGGCCGTGAATTCCGCATCATCAACGATGACTCGGTTGAAGCAGTTGTGGAAGACCCCCGTGGCATTACACGAGCATCATAAGGAGTAATCATGGCAACATTGCCTGCGTTTAAAGGTGAAGAATACAAGTTTCCTGACGAACAGGAGGCCGTTGTTGAAGACAAGTTTGAGGTAGAAATCGAGGACGATACCCCTCCAGAGGACCGTGGGCGCAAGCCTATGAAGGAGCCCGTGGAAGACCCGACCGAAGACGAACTAGCTTCTTACGACGAAAAGGTTCAGGCCCGCATCAAGAAGTTCACTCGTGGCTACCACGACGAACGCCGCGCCAAAGAGGAAGCTCAGCGCGAACGAGAAGCTGCCGAAACCTTTGCCCGACAAGTGTTTGAGGAGAACAAACGTCTCCAACAGCAGCTTTCTACGGGTAGCAAGGCGTTTATTGAACAGACGCAATCCACTGCTGAAATTGAGCTTGGTGCCGCCAAAAAACGGTACAAAGAGGCTTATGAATCAGGGGATGTGGACGCATTTACCGAAGCGCAAGCGGATATCGCCAAAGCTACCTTGAAAATAGACAAAGCTTCCGGAATGCAGCCTATCGAAGTAAACGATAAGCAATTTGTCCCTGCACAACCCGCCGCTCCTAAGCTGGACCGCCGCACTCAGAAGTGGATAGATTCCAACAAAGACTGGTGGGGGGTAGACGATGAGATGACTATGACTGCTATGGGGCTTGACAAGAAGTTACAGAAGCAGTATGGTGCCGACTATATAGGTACTGAAGAGTACTTTGAAACCATCGATAAAACGATGCGCAAGAGATTTCCTGAGCAGTTTGAAGACGCTCAGAGCGATGAGGATGACGAACCGCCTCCAAAGAAAAGAACGTCAGAACCGGCCTACGAGGATGATCCTCCACGCCGTGCAACAAAACCCGCTGCGGTTGTGGCTCCGGCCTCCCGTAGCACCCCGCCTAACCGTATTAAGTTAAAGGGGTCCGAAGCTGCGATTGCTCGCAGGCTTGGGGTCCCGATTGAAGAATACGCTAAACAGGTTGCCAAACTAAGAAGAGGTGAATAATGGATCAAATGCAAGTCAAAGCTGCTGAAAAAGCACAAAATCGTATGAGTCGTGAGTTGGACTCTCGTGCCGTGATGCAACGCCCAACAGCGTGGCGTCCGCCTGAGACGCTTCCTATGCCGGATGACCGTCCGGGGTGGAAGCACCGCTACGTTCGCATCAGTACGATGGGCGTCGCTGATCCAAGCAACATTTCTTCAAAGTTACGCGAAGGTTACGAGCCGTGTAAAGCGGACGAGTATCCCGAGCTAATGATGCACGCTACCACCGAAGGCCGCTTTAAAGGCTGCGTTGAGGTGGGTGGACTGTTGCTTTGCCGCATTCCTGAAGAGTTTTTGGCCCAGCGTATGAAATACTACGACAACCAAAATCGCGCACAGATGGAATCGGTGGACAACAATTTTCTTCGTGATAGTGATCCTCGTATGCCTCTGTTCTCAGAGAAAAAGACGAAGGTTACTTTCGGTTCTGGTTCATAAACTTGGAGTCTTAAATGGCATATCCTACGATCGACAAGCCTTACGGCTTGAAGCCGATCAATCTGTATGGCGGTACCCCCTTCGCGGGCGCTACTCGCCAGTATCGGATTGCTTCTGGCTACAACACTGCAATTTTTTACGGCGACGTTGTTGAGATGATTAACGATGGCACGATTATCAAATCTGCTATCACGACCGCTCGCGCAACCGTAACGACCTCGCAGGTCATTGGCATTTTTATGGGTTGTTCATACGTGAACGCTCAAGGCCAAGTGATTTTTGCGCAGTACTTCCCTGCAAACACCACGGCTCCCACGGGTACGTTCATTACCGCTAACATCGTTAATGACCCCAACACCCTGTTCAAAGCTGTGATTGCCGCAGGCGCAACTGCCGATGACGCAACCTCCGGTTTGCTGCCTTCCAGCACTACGCAATTTACCGTTGTCGGTACTAACGTAGCCTTGGTGCAGAACACTGGTTTGACGACTACTGGCGATAGCCGCGTAGCCGTTGCATCGTCTGCAACCACTGGAACACTGCCCCTAAACGTTGTTGACGTTGTTCAAGACACGTCTTATGTCAACGGTTCTGGCAACGTTGTGTTCCCCGAGATCATCGTTCGTTGGAACTTTGAAATTCATACCACCACTATCGCTTCTGGCGTTTAATCAAGGAGCTTAAATCATGGCTATTTCACGCGCACAACTGCTGAAAGAGTTGCTCCCAGGTCTGAACGCTTTGTTCGGTATGGAGTATTCTCGTTACGGCGAAGAACACAAAGAGATCTACGAAACTGAGACCTCTGAGCGTTCGTTTGAAGAAGAGACCAAACTGTCTGGATTCTCCGCCGCTCCGGTGAAGAACGAAGGCTCTGCAATTGCTTATGACAATGCGCAGGAAGCTTGGTCAACCCGCTATACGCACGAAACCATCGCCTTGGGTTTCTCGATCACTGAAGAAGCGGTCGAAGATAACTTGTACGACAGCTTGTCTGCTCGCTACACCAAGTCGCTGGCTCGCGCTATGGCTTACACCAAGCAAGTCAAGGCTGCTTCGGTCATTAACAACGGTTTCTCCAGCACCTACGCAGGTGGTGATGGCGTTTCTCTGTTCAATGCTAGCCACCCCTTGATCTCTGGTGGTGTCAACAGCAACACTCCTTCTACCCAAGTTGATTTGAACGAGACTTCTTTGGAAGCTGCCGTTATTCAGATTGCCGCTTGGACGGATGAGCGTGGTTTGTTGATCGCAGCCAAGCCCAAGAAGATGGTTGTTCCTCCTGCCCTGATGTTCGTGGCCAAGCGTTTGCTGGACACCGAACTGCGGGTCTCTACTGCTGATAACGATATCAACGCTATTAAGCAGATGGGCGCAATCCCTGAAGGCTACTGTGTCAATCACTTCTTGACTGACACCAATGGCTGGTATCTGACCACTGACGTGCCCAACGGTATGAAGCACTTTGTCCGTACTCCTCTCCAGAACTCAATGGATGGTGATTTTGACACTGGCAACGTCCGTTACAAGGCTCGTGAGCGTTACAGCTTCGGCTGGTCTGATCCCCTCGGTATGTGGGGTTCTTCAGGTTCGACCTGATGAGACTGAAAAAGGGGCCTTGTGCCCCTTTTTCTTTTAGTGTATATTGGCCACATTCCGGGGTTCCCGGTGTATCTGACAGTCCCGGCTGACGACATGCAGACAGATACGCCCCACTTGCATGTAAGGAAAAATCATGGCACGCACTACGTTTCAGGGCCCAATTCGTTCTTTGGGCGGCATCTATCAGCAAGGCCCAGCCGCTGTTATTGACATCACTTCTAGCACCACTCTGAACCCCGTTGACCACGGCGGTCGAATCATTTCTGTTGGTGGGTCGTTGGCCGCAGCACTTACGCTGACTTTGCCAACTATCAACGCATCTACCAACCCCGCAACTTCTGGCCCTGGCCAAGACCCCAACACCATCAACAACGAAGGCGTTGTCTACACCATCTGGGTTCCCACCACCATCTCCACTAGCGCGTTAAAAATTGGCACTGACGGTACCGATAAATACATTGGCGCTGTGTTGTCTATTGACACCGATACCTCTGGTGCCGCTGTAGGGTTTACCGCAGGCGCAAGTGATGACTTCATCAACTTGAACGGCACTACCACTGGCGGTGTCGCTGGAACTTTTGTTCAGATTGTTGCTGTTGCTGCTCTGAAATACATGGTCACTGGCACTGTGTTGGGTTCTGGCACTGTTGCCACCCCGTTTGCTACTTCTTAATTAGGAGCCAAATATGGCTATGCAAACGGACGTTAAGTCAGCACACTTAAATGTGACTGGCATCGCGGTCAGTGGTAGAACTCGCTTTCGCGGGTTGTTCTATACCAGCGGTACTTCCGCAGGTACGCTCAATGTATGGGACACCCTCAGTGCTGTGACGGCCATCACGTCGTATACGCGCACGGGTAACACCATTACCGTCACTTTGGCAAGCCACGGTTTGAACACTGGGGATCAGATTGGCTTGAGTTTCAGCTCTGGTACGGGTGGATACGGGACAAACGGCACTTACATTGTCACTGTCACCAACTCCAGCACCTACACCGTGCAAGACATCAACTCGGGCACGATCACTTCTGGCACGGGTGGGACTCAAACTGTCGCTGGCGGGCGTTGGCTGTTCTCTATGGACACGGCTGGCCAAACCACTTCAGGTCAACCCGGTATAACCAGCGTATTGATCCCTGGTGAAGGTATTCTTGCGCAAACTGGCATTTATGCCCAGATGGGTACGTCTGGAACAAACCAGAATGGTTTGACAATCTTCTATGGCTAAGTCTCCTGCATGGCAACGCAAGGAAGGCAAATCCGAGAAGGGCGGCTTGAACGCCAAGGGGCGGGCTTCCTACAATGCAGCCAATCCGGGCAAACCGGGGTTAAAAGCCCCGCAGCCCGAGGGCGGCAGCAGGCGCGACTCTTTCTGTGCAAGGATGAGTGGGATGAAGAAAAAGCTGACATCCGAGAAGACAGCCAACGACCCAAACAGCCGGATTAACAAAAGCCTCCGGGCTTGGAATTGCGCCGAGGGTGGGTATGTGAATTCAGCAGACGGTATTGCCCAACGGGGCAAAACTAAAGGAAAGATGTACTGACATGAACCACGATGTAAAAACAATGACTGATGGCGCGGCAGTTGTGATGGGCCTTGGGGGTTTCTTAGGGTGGATGACTCCTGTGGTGACACTTATTGGCGGCGTGTTGACCATCGTGTGGATGGTTATCCGTATCTGGGAAACCGATACCGTACAGCGGTGGGCATATAAAGATGCCGTCAACAAGTAAAAAACAACACAACTTTATGGCGGCGGTGGCCCACAATCCGGCGTTTGCCAAAAAGGTTGGAGTCCCCCAAAGCGTAGGGCAAGATTTTGCCACCGCTGACAAAGGCAAAAAGTTTGGCGCGGGTACCCGTGCTGATTTGCAAGGTGTGAACAAGCCCAAAACCGATCAGGGCAAAAATGAACTTTTCAACAAAGGTGGTGATACTATGGCAGGCAAAATGAATCCCGGTTTTATGGCAATGATGGCCAAGAAAAAGAGCGCACAGGAAGGCTCTAAAGCTGACATGGCGGCTGACAAAAAACAAATGATGGGCATGAAAAAGGGCGGCATGAAAAAAATGGCTTCGGGCGGTATGACTGCCTCGAAAATGGGTTCTGTTAAGACCGCCGCTCCTAGTGTGGACGGACTTGCTGCCAAGGGTAAAACCAAAGGCACTCAAGTCAAGATGACTGGTAGCAAACCTCTGGGTATGAAAAAGGGCGGCAAAGCCTAAAAGGAGCCTGACATGGCACGAGGACAAGATTTAGCTGGGCTTGCAGCCCTTGCTGGGTTGGCCTATATGGCCAACAGGAAAAGCAAAAAAAGCCAAGAGACCACCGGGGTTGATCCCGGTGCGGCTATGGGCGCGACTCCTTCCGAAGACGCTGGTAGTTTTGGCTACGGCGACGCTGGTGCGGCGGTTGATGCCGCGTCAATGGCTGATATGGGGCCTAGCGGCTCCCGTACCAAAGTCAACCCAGAGACGGGCGATCTGTACTATCCAGAAGGCGCTCCCGCGCCCGCTCGCGCCGCTCCTACTCGCTCTGCGGCCTCTGCCCGCGCTCCCGCTGCCCAAGCTCCAGCCCGCGATCCTCGTGATCTGGAACAAAACCTGTATGTGTCCAGAGGTGCTCGCCCTGCTAAGTTTAGAGAGACTCAAGCTCCCGCCCAAGCTCCCGCCCAAGCCCCCGCTCGTCCTTCTGCTGCTGGGCAAAAGTACTCCGCTGATCCCGATGCAACCATTGGTAAATTTGTTCCCGGCATAGGGTATGTAGATGTCAACGGGAATATCATGTCTCGCAATAGGCAGTACAAAAAAGGCGGCGCAGTCAAGGCTAAGAAGATGGCCAGCGGCGGCGTGACTTCGGCTTCTAAACGCGCTGACGGTATTGCTTCTCGTGGCAAAACCAAGTGCAAAATGTATTGAGGTGAATCATGAAAGATGAATACGAGCCCCGAGGGTTGAAAAAAATGCGGGATATGGATATGTCCCCAGAGGACGTAGCTGAAGATAAAGCGGCTAAAAAAGCTACAGAGGCTTACAACAAAGCAATGCCTGAAGCCGATACAACTTTTGGCAAGCTAAAAAAGTTTGCGTCCAATAAAAAGGACGAAATGGAGTCTGCCGCTAAAAACTTTGATGTTAATGGAGCCGCAAGAACAACACTTTATACCAATCCTGTCACTGCCCCTGGGATAGCCGCGTATGACACTGTTAAAGCCCTTCGTGAAGAAGGCAAAAACAGAAAAGCCCCAAGGCTTAATGAGATGGGTGATGCCTACAAAAAAGGTGGTAGCGTTGGTACTGCCTCAAGCCGTGCTGATGGCATCGCTCAGCGGGGTAAAACCCGTGGAACATTTGTATGATGGCAAGCCGTGGGATGGGGGCGATCAACCCCAAGAAGATGCCGACCAAGAAGGTCATCCATCGCACGGATAACCCTGACGATGTGGACATGTACAAAGAGGGCGGGTCTATTCGTGGGCCTAGTGGCCCTGGATCAGTTGATGGAGTTGGTGGCCCTGGTAAACCGAAACAGACTGGTAGTTTGGCAGGTAAGTACAGTACGCTAGTTTCAAGCGACCTTCAAAACGCCAAAGCAAAAGCTGAAAGTTTAGGATTGCAGCAAGACGTGCAAAATATTACCGCCGAAGAAAATTTGCGGGCTCGGTTAAAAGGGCAGAAAAATGGCGGTAAAGTAAACGCTGCTGGCAACTACACCAAACCGGGTATGCGTAAGTCGCTGTTTAATTCCATCAAGAATTCAGCAACGCAGGGTACGGCGGCAGGCCAGTGGTCAGCCAGAAAAGCGCAGTTGCTGGCCAAGAGGTACAAGGCCGCAGGTGGGGGCTATCGAGATTGAAAGCGCCACAGACTTCCCTCAAAAATTGGACAGACCAGAAATGGAGGACCAAAAGTGGAAAACCGTCTAGCAAAACAGGTGAACGATATCTTCCAGAAGCTGCGATCAAAAGTCTTAGCCCTGCTGAGTACGCTGCGACAACGCGGGCAAAACGAGCAGGCAAAAAAGCCGGAAAACAATTTGTAGCGCAACCAAAGAGCATTGCAAAGAAAACAGCAGGGTTTAGATAATGGCAGTCACATCTGGCGCAACATCATTCAACCTTGACCTGACAGAGTTGGTCGAGGAAGCCTACGAGCGTGCTGGCTCGGAGTTGCGCACGGGTTACGACCTGCGTACAGCGCGGCGTAGCCTTAACATCATGTTTGCAGATTGGGCCAGTCGCGGCATCAATATGTGGACGTTTGAGCCGGGCATCATCAACTTGGTTCAAGGGCAAAACACCTACGCACTGCCAGACGACACCATTGACCTGCTGGAGCATGTGATTCGCACGGGCGGGAACGTGGCGGCAACGCAGGCCGATCTGACCATCACTCGTATCAGTGTTTCTACCTACGCTACGATTCCCAACAAGATTCAACAAGCTCGCCCAATTCAAGTGTGGGTGCAGCGATTCAATGGCCAGAATTCGCCCGTGAGTGCAACCCTGAGCACCACAATCACTTCGTCGTCCACTGAGATTGTGCTGAGCAATGTGGTCAACTTACCCGCATCTGGGTTTATCAAGCTCGACAGTGAGATCATCAACTACGGATACATATCAGGGAATACCCTGTATAACTGCTTTCGGGGGCAACAAAACACCACTGCGGCGGCTCACACTGCTGGCGCAACTGTGTATTGGGCGCAAGTCCCTGCCGTCACGGTTTGGCCAACCCCTGACAATGCCCAGACATATCAGTTTGTGTACTGGAGGCTGCGCCGCACCCAAGATGCAGGTGGCGGTGTCAACGTCATGGATGTGCCGTTCAGGTTCATTCCCTGCATGGCGGCTGGCTTGTCGTACTACATTGCTGGCAAGATTCCTTCTGGTTTTGAGCGGATACCCATGTTGAAATCTCAGTACGACGAAGCATGGCAGATAGCGGCTGGCGAAGACCAAGAGAAAGCGTCTGTTCGCTTTGTGCCGAGACAGCAGTTTATTGGTGGGGCTTAATGGGGAATAGGTTCGCCTCTGGTAAAAATGCGATCTCCCAGTGCGATCGCTGTGACCAGCGTTTTAAGCTCACGCTTTTGAAGCGTGAAGTCATCAAGGGGCGTAACTACGATCTTTTGGTTTGCCCGGAGTGCTGGGACCCGGATCAGCCACAATTGCACTTGGGCGAGTTTCCAGTAGACGACCCACAAGGCTTGCGTAATCCCCGTCCTGACCGAAGCTATGTGCTGTCGGGGACAAGCGGGTTGCAGACCAATGTGAATGGCGGTACTGGGCCAACGGGCACTGGGACTGTGGAAGCGGGTAGCCGAATCTTTCAGTGGGGGTGGAGCCCTGTGGGGGGGTCATCATTTTTTGACGCAGCACTCACACCAAATAACTTGGTTTTGGGCGTGCAATTGGGTACAGTATCGGTATCAACGACATAAGGAGTCGAAATGGACAAGAAAGACTTGGCACAAGACAAAGCCCTCATCAAGAAGGCTTTCAAACAGCACGATAAACAAGAGCACAAAGGCGGTAAAGGCACTGCTTTGAAATTGCGTGCTGGCGGTAAAACCAACAGCGATATGCTCAAGTACGGGCGCGGTATGGCCAAAGTGATGAACCAGCGTAGTTCTGGTCGTGGAGGCTGATATGGCAACGTACAAAGTACCAAAAAAAGTAGCCACCGTGGTTGTTGGTGAAGAGCCAGCAAAAGAGACAATGCGTAAAGCAAACGTGTCTGTGGCTAACACACGCAGTCAAGACTATCCCCCCACCAAAACCAGCGGCATCAAAATCCGTGGTACTGGTGCAGCCACTAAAGGTCTGATGGCCAGAGGCCCGATGGCATGAACTACACCGAGTTGTACAACACAATTCAGTCGTACACCGAGAATCAATTCCCCGATGTGTACCTTGCGAGTGGGAGTACTGTGTCTGCAACGACACAGATAAATACTTTCATCACGCAGGCTGAGCAACGTATATACAACTCGGTTCAGTTTCCATCGTTGCGCAAGAACGTAACCGGGTTCACAACCACAAGTAATAAGTACTTGGCTTGCCCGTCTGACTTCTTGGCAACGTATTCAATGGCTGTGATTGCCGCAGACGGCTCATATGAGTATTTGCTGAACAAAGATGTCAACTTCATCCGTCAGGCATACCCGCAGCCCACAGACACGGCTATCCCGAAGTACTACGCGCTTTTTGGTCCGTCATACAGCAACAGCGACGAGTTGTCGTTCATCCTTGGCCCCACGCCTGATGCCGTGTATAACATGGAGTTGCACTACTTCTTCTATCCAGATTCAATCACTGTTGCTGCTGATGGCCGCACTTGGCTGGGCGACAACTTTGACTCGGTGCTGCTGTACGGGTCTTTGGTTGAGGCATACACCTTTATGAAGGGTGAAGTGGACATCATCACCGGCTACAACCAGAAATACATGGAAGCACTTGCATTGGCCAAACGTCTGGGCGATGGGCTTGAGCGCAGCGATGCGTACCGCAGTGGGCAGTACCGCACACCCGCACTGCCACAGAATACTGGGGTTGTGTAATGGCGTTTACGGGCAACTACAGTTGCAACACTCTTCGGTCAGGGCTGGCAAGCGGGTCGTTCAATTTCTCGACGGATACGTTTCGTTTGGCGTTGTACACCAACGCAGCAACGCTTGATGAGACTACCACTGCGTACACTACGGACGGTGAAGCATCGGGGGGCAATTACGCCGCTGGGGGGCAAGTTGTTACCGCTACTGTAGGCACGGAAACCACCTCCGCTGGAAGCATTGTGTTCATCAATTTCTCATCCCCCGCTTGGACGGGTGCGATCACTGCCAGGGGTGCTTTGATCTACAAGGCCGGGGCCAATGGCGCTGTGTGCGTCTTAGACTTTGGGTCTAACAAAACATCTACCAACACTTTCACTGTGACGATGCCTGCAAACACAAGCACATCGGCACTCATTCGGCTTGTTTAAGGAGCGACCATGTTCAACGATAAAGTTAAATCCAAAGATGTTGCCTCAAGCAGCTTGGTTGCTGGTGGCTCCGCCGCTGATAGCGCAAGCGCAAAAGGCGTGTACAAAATCCAGTGCCATGATGCACAAGGAAACTTGAAGTGGGAAGACGAAGCCCCCAATCTGGTGGTCAACGT